GGGGCTCGACAGTGTACGTTGGGACCCCCCGCTCCCCGGGACCAAAATTCTCCCTACGACTTTTACGCACCGCGTAACCCTCTATCGACAACAAACTTGACAGCGAGTAACCTAAACCGATGTCAGGGGAAATCCAGGAATCCGAGGAGCGCTCGACGTTTTACCGTCAGGGCAAGCATGGTTACTACGAGCTAGTCGATGTTTACACTGGCGCAATAATTTCCATACAAGGAACTCTTCATCCCCTGCCGAAAGCCGAGTTCATCGAGGCTGTCATAGATGGCAACAAAGTGCTTGTGCAATCAGGAATCGATTGTGCAAGCTTAACCGGAATCAAGAGCAAGCACATGTATAGCGAAGCTCTTGCCGATGTGATTGCACAAAAGATTATTGATGACGTGCCGATTTCGCAAATGCACAAAATCCCCGGTATGCCGGATGCTTACACAATTGCCGTGTGGCGTAGGCGTCACCAGGAATTCGATGAATTGGTGAGATTCGCGCGCAAAGCGCGCGCTGAGAGAATGCGTGACGATGCTTTAGAGAAAGCAAAAGCTGCCGACGGAAGCTTGGCGGAGTTTGTGGCGGGTACTAAACTTGCTGTAGACACGTTGAAGTGGGCGGCTGAGAAAGACGACCCAGAAGTTTATGGGAAAAATATAAAAATAGACGGGCAAATAGGGATTGCTCAGCTTATAGTAGAGACGGGAATCCGGCGTGCCGGGGATGCGGGGGTCAAAGATGTGGGTGAGAGCAAGGTTGATGGACAGGTCGGTGAAGAAGTTCAAGACCTCGTACCAGACGAACATGGGGAACATTACACCGCTGCAAACGATGCGGATACTGCTGAGTAACACTTGCGCGTGTATGCGTTGCGTGGAAACTTTGATGAAGGTGGGGATTACGCGCCCACAGGCGATGATGGATGGTTCTATCTTGGTGGGGGACCATGAATTTGTGATTGAAGATGTAGTTGTTTATGACTACCAGCAATCCCGGTTTGACGGGGTGGAGGAGATAGAAAATGTTTTTAGGTCCGCAGAGATTATGGAAGCCGGGAGTGCAGAAATGGAAGGTGACGACCATACTCATGCAAGACTTTGTGCCAGTGGACATGCCTACGATTCAGCACGTGGTCGGAAGCTTCAACCGATTATGCGATGCAGTTATAAAGAAGCACGATTTACCGATAGAGGCCGTCTCAAGCTTGAGACACGAGAATAAATTCATGGTTCAGAACGGTGAAGATCAACTTTATTTAGAGATTGAAGACTTAGGCCTGCCGTCACTCGCGGAGATGCAAGAATGACTGGTAACGTGAAAGTAGTTACGACTGGTTACAACCCTCGGGAGTTTCAGGACCAGATTCACAGGAACCTAAAAAGGTTTTCTGTTCTCGTTTGCCATCGTCGTTTCGGAAAAACCGTGCTTGCAATCAATGAAATGATTGATAAAGGGTTGCGGTGCAAGCTTAAGAATCCGCAGTATGCGTATTTTGCTCCGTTCTACGGGCAAGCCAAGCGCGTAGCGTGGGATTATTTGAAAGAGTTTACGAAAATGATTCCTGGTGTGACAGTCAACGAGGCTGATTTGCGCGTGGAAATACCTCGCGCGGGTAGGGGTGATAAAATCAGGTTCATGCTCCTCGGTGCCGATAACCCCGGAAGTATTCGGGGCATGTACTTCGATGGTGTAATCTTGGATGAGTTTGCCGAAATGGACCCGTATATTTGGTCGCAGGTAATTCGCCCGGCGCTGTCTGATAGACACGGGTGGGGGCTGTTTATCGGTACTCCCAAGGGACAGAATCACTTCCAAGCTATGTACGACATTGCTTGCGGTAATATGCGCGATGGTAAAAACTGGTACGCTGCTTTGTTCAAGGCCAGCGAAACCGGAGTCATTGATGAAGGTGAGTTAGAGGAAGCACGCGCGATTATGACTGACGAAGAGTACGCTCAGGAGTACGAGTGCTCGTTCACGGCGGCGCTTATTGGAGCGTACTACGGCAAAGAGATGGAGCGGGCTACGGACGACGGTAGAGTTTGCAGCGTGCCGTACGAAAAGCTTTCCCCGGTTGATACAGCCTGGGACCTTGGAATCGGTGACTCAATGTCTATCTGGTTCATACAGCAGGTTGGTCGTGAGTATCGCGCTATTGATTACATCGAGGATTCTGGGCGCGACATAGCCTTCTACGTGAACGAATTACGCAAGCGAGGGTATTCTTATAGGGACCACTATGTGCCGCACGACGCAGCTGCCAGGGAGCTAGGGACAGGAAAGACCAGGCTTGAGACAATGGCGTCGCTCGGGATGCGCGGGACTCTCGTCAAAAAGCAGTCACTCGATGACGGAATCAACGCAACTCGTCTGCTTCTGCCGAAAATGTGGTTTGATTCCGAGAAATGTGCTCGCGGAATATCTTGCTTGAGGAACTATGAAAGAAAATGGGACGCGAAGAACCAAATCTTTTCGTCAAAACCAAAACATAACTGGGCATCACATGGCTCAGACTCTCTCCGCACTTTCGCGATGGGGGTAATTGACAATTCGCGTCGTACTCAGGTTACACAATTGCCACGGCAAGCGTTGTGCGGGTATGATGTATTAGGGTAGGAGATAACAATATGGGTGGCGGCAGTGAAGCAAAAACATTTTTTTCGACAGCAGCTTTGAAGGGGCAGACCGACGAGATTCGTAGTCTTGTGTCCGGCACCCAGGAATTTAGTGCAGCTGAAAAGAAAACATTACTCGACGACTTGGAGAAAGAACTTTCTGCACCGATCACTCCTGGAATCGCGGAGTTCGGGTACAAGTCAGTTAAAGAACGCGTGCAGACTCAGATTGGTGATGCTGCCAATAAAAATGGAATCAAACAGAAAGCTACGGCTGAGGGACTTAAAGCAATGCAGCAAGCTGTGAATCCTAAACTGCAATCAAACATAGCTGCAACATATTTCGGCGCTACGCGCTCGAATGCGGGAACTAGATAATGGCAAAACCCCAGGGTAAGATGACACCTGAACAGGTGCACGAACGATTTAATTATTTGAAAGCAGAGCGCGCTACATGGGAGAACCATTGGCAGGAGCTTGCAGAGTTCATCCTACCGAATAGAGATGACATCAACGTGACGTTGTCGCCAGGCACAAAGCGAAACACACAGTTACTAGACAATACAGCAATGCTTTCAAACGAATTGCTTGCAGGTGCTATGCACGGATTGCTCACGAACCCTTCCGCGTTGTGGTTCGAGTTGACTACAGGCGATGAAGAGCTGGACAATATTGATGGCGTTCGTCAGTGGTTGCAGAAAACTACACGTAAGATTCACAACGTATTGAACGGTTCAAATTTCCAAACAGAAGTTCACCAATACTATCTCGATCTAACTTGCTTCGGCACGGGTCCGATGAGTATTGAGGAAGATGAGGAGTTCGTCGTAAGATTCGCTACCCGGCACATCAAGGAAGTTTATATTTCCGAGAATTCCCGTGGGCAGATTGAAGAATTGATGCGCCACTTTATGTGGAACATTCGCCAGATTGTTGGCGAGTTCGGTGAGGAAGTTGTTACAAAAGACATTTCTCTAAAGCGTGCATGGGAAAAGGGAACGTCTGATAAGTTTGAAATTATCGAAGCCGTGTATCCCCGCAGCCTTGTAGACAGAAATCCGGGCGACCCTCGCAGATATTATTCCCAGTTTGTGCTTGCAAACAGTGCTGGTAAGGCAGAGTTAGAAACAAAGTTTTACAGAGAATTCCCCTATGTAGTTTCCAGGTGGACGAAAGCGTCTGGGGAAAGTTACGGGCGTTCTCCTGGAATGAACGCATTGCCGGATGCGAAAACCATGAACAAGATGACGGAGACAATTCTCCGTGGCGCTCAGAAAACCGTTGACCCTCCTTTGCAACTTGCCGATGACGGGTTCGTCCTGCCGATCGACACACGCCCTGCGGGATTGAACTTTTATCGCAGTGGTTCCACTGACCGAATTGAGCCCATCTTTAACGATGCTCGAATTGACTTTGGATTCGAGGCTATGCGTGAGCGTAGGCAACGTATTCGCGAAGCGTTCTTCGTCGATCAATTACAGCTCGGGACTGGTCCGCAGATGACCGCTACAGAGGTATTGCAGCGTACAGAAGAGAAGATGCGTTTACTTGGACCAATGCTCGGTAGACAGCAAGCAGAGTTTTTGCGACCATTAGTTGATCGCGTATTCGAGATTATGCAGCGTAGAGATATGATTGATGAAGCTCCCGAAGCCCTGGATGGCCGTGTTCTCGACGTAACGTATTCCTCCATGATTGCAAAATCACAGCGAGTAAACGAGATGCAGAGCATCGACCGCACTATGGCAGCAATGAATCCATTTGTCGCTGCGGACCAATCCGTACTTGATAACTTCGATGGCGATAAAGCTGTTAAGTTTATCGGTAGAGGGTTTGGGTTCCCGCAAGAATTAATCCGCAATCAGGATGAAGTTGCTAAGATACGTGAACAACGCCAGCAAGCGCAGCAAGCAGCTCAGGAGGCTGAACAAACGCAAGCAGGTATTGAAGGTGTTGCTAAGATGGCTCCTGCCGCTAAGACACTTAACGAAATAGACCAGTAAGGAGAGACAATGCAGAAAACGACCCAGAGGAAGGTCGCAGAAAAATCTATTGCGCGGGTAACTGACTACAAGAGACTTTTCAATACTAAGCAAGGTGAGCGTGTGTTGCACGATATGATGCAGACACACCACATGTTTGGTACGACTTTCGATAAAACAAATCGCGACCAAGTTATTTTTCGTGAGGGTGAGCGGAATGTGATTCTCAGGATTTTGAAAATCCTAGACACAGACGGCGAGCTTTTACGCAAGCACTTACATAATCACTTAGAGGAGAGTAAATTATGAAATTCAATTGGCAACACAGATTATTAATGGACCAAACACGGAGCCTTGCAGACGATGGCGGCGGAGCATCTGGCGGAGATACAGCTGACGTTTCAGCAGCAGCTGTACCCGACGTTCCACCAGCCCCCGTACCCGACGTTCCTGCTAAAGCAGCGGCGTTCGCCCTGCCGGATAACTGGAAAGAAACCCTACCGGATGATTTGAAGAACGACCCATCCATGGGTGTAGTGCATGACCTTGAGGGGCTTGCAAAATCATACGTGAATGCTCAGAAAATGATTGGTAAAGATAAGCTCGTTATTCCTGACCAACATGCAAGCGAAGAAGACTGGAACAAAGTCATGCAGAAGCTCGGATTGCCTGAGAAATTTGAAGACTACAAAGTAGACCTTGCCGAAGACGCTGGTCTGGATGCTGACTTCGTGAAGTCATTCAGCGAGCACGCTCACAAGAGCGGGATGCTACCTAAGCACGCTAAGGCTGTACTCGACTGGTATGTTGATTCTTACAAGGGCGTCGTTGCTGAATCCACCGAGGCGGCGAAAGCGAAGTCTACGGAGCAATGGGACGCGCTATCTCAAGAGTGGGGGAGTGCATACGATACGCACGCTCTTGCGGGCAAGGTTGCAATCAAAGACTTCGCTGACGAAAAGACCATGAATTGGTTGAAAGAGTCGGGATTGATCGAAGACCCCAACATGATGCGGTTTGCATCCAAAATTGGGATGAGTCTCAAAGAAGGTGAAATCCGTGGCGGCATTCAAAAACGTGGCGGAGATAATAACAGGTATGCGCCGGAAGACGCGCAGCGTAAATATAACGATATTTTGGCGAACAATAAGCACCCGTACTACGATAAGGCCCATCCGAACCATGGCTCAGCTGTCAAAGAAGTGAACAGCCTATTTCAGATGGCGTTCCCAGAGACAGAATAAAAAGCCCCTGCCGTTGACGACTACGTGCCCTTGCAGCTATTCTAATGCTGCGGGGGCAATTCTTTCTGGAATCCCCAAAGTTTGTACATGCGCTGGACGGTAGACCCTCAATTATGTGGTTCGTCAAATTAGTTCGCGTGCAAGCAGGTTAGAAACTCGCAATCACCTCGAATCCCGGTTGGGACAATTCAGGAAATGCTTAAAAACTTTTTTGAACTTTAACCATAAGGGAGGCATACAATGTCTAGCACTATCAATCAGGCTTTTGTAAAACAGTACACAGCCAATATTTTCCACCTATCACAACAAAAGGGTTCTCGATTGCGCGCGTTCGTTCGTAACGAAACTCAAAAAGGCGAGATCGAATTCTTCGAGCGTCTTGGTTCTACTGACGCTGTCAGAAAAACCAGCCGTCACGGGGACACTCCTCTAGTTAATAGCCAACACTCAAGACGTGCTTGCTATATGAATGACTACGAGTGGGCTGATCTTATTGACAAGGAAGACAAAGTTCGTACTTTGATCGACCCTCAAAACCCGTACGTCCAGTCTGCAATGATGGCGCTTGGCCGCACAATCGATGACGAAATCATCGACGCTGCACTAGGTACTGCGTACACTGGTAAAGAAGGTGACACTGCAGTTGCTCTTCCAGCTTCTCAGTATGTCGGTGCTGTATCAGGCGCAGGAGCTATCTCCAACTTGAAAGTTGCGACACTCATTGCAATTAAATCTAAGTTTGGAGTCAACGAAGTTGACGACAGCTTGCGTATGCACATTTGTGTATCTCAATCGCAGCTTGATTCACTTCTTAGCGAAACTTCAATCACATCTAGCGATTTCAACACTGTTAAAGCGTTGGTTCGCGGTGAAATCGATCAGTACATGGGCTTTATGTTCCACAGAACACAACGTCTTGACCTTGCTGGCGGATTATTCACTATCAACGTGAACACTGGTGTAGTGACATTGTCAACTGGTAACGGCAATGGGGCACGACAGTGTTTTGCTTGGGCGGAAGATGGAATCGTTTTCTCAACTGGTAAAGACATGGCTGGTAGAATCTCTGAGCGAGATGACAAGTCATACGCTACACAAGTATACGCTTGCGGTACTTGGGGCGCGGTCAGAATGGAAGAAGAAAAAGTTGTTGGAATTCTCTGCACAGAGTAATTTTCGATAGTAATTAAATCGTAGTTTATTAACTGGCCCCCACGGGGGCCTACCACAAGGAGCAAACAAAATGGCAACAGTTAAATCTGACATTTATTTAAAACAAAACGGGGAGCAATTAGGCAACCCAAAAGCTGAGATCGGTGACGTTAATGGTCGCATCCGCAGCTTGTACTTTTCGTACACTTTCGCAGCTGACGTGCTCTCAATCGCAGACATCGTTAAGCTAGGTCAACTTCCCAAAGGTGCTCGCATCGTTGGTGGTAAATTCTACAGTGACTCTCTAGGCACAACTGGAATCATGACCGTAGGTTGGCCAGCATCTGCTGACGCAGTTGAAGCAGCTGACCCTAACGGAATCTTCGCAGCCATCGACGCTGGTGGGCAAGCAGTAGTTTCTGACGCTGTAGCTACCGAAGCTTTTGGTAAAAAATTCGCAGCTAAAGTTGACGTGCAAGCGGTATTTACCGAAGCATCTGACGCCGCTAACGGTGACAGTATCAAAGGTGTTATCGAATACGTAATCGACTAATTATTAGCTTTGGGGGCGAGATAGATGAGCACTAAGATAGACATTTGCAATTTAGCAATTTCAAAAGTTAGAGGACAGCGAATTCTCACGTTGAACGATGACATACAGGAAGCGCGGATATGTAAGGAGTTTTATCCAATACTCAAGAAAAAGCTACTTCGCTCCCATCCTTGGATTTTCGCTAAGGTCCGCGCAGCGCTTGCGCGCCTTACCGAAACCCCGGCGTTTGGTTATGCATTTTATTACCAAATTCCAGTAACCGCATTACGCGTGATTCATTCCGACATACCCGTGGGTATTGAGTGGGAAGTTGAATCGGGCGGAAAAGTTGCAACGAACTGCAATTCAGTAAACGTCGTGTACATTGATGACGTTGACGAATCAAAGTTCGATTCAAACTTTGTCGAGCTTTTGGCGACTATGCTTTCAATCCAATTGGCGTACCCGGTAACACAGAACGCGACTCTCAAGTCTTCTTTGCAAAAAGAATACGACGATGATTTACGAAGTGCCAGGACGTTCAACGCACAAGAGCGAGGTTCCGTTAAGCAAGTACAAGCAAATGAATGGATTGATGTGAGGTTTTAATGGCGAAGTTTCGCGATTTAATTTCGTCTTTCCTAGCTGGTGAAATAACACCCAAAGCTTGGGGACGTGCTGATTCCGAGCTATGGAAGCAAGCGTGTGAACGCATTGAAAACATGATTGTACACCCGCAGGGGGGCGCAAGCAGAAGACCCGGCACTCAATTCAAATATGATTTAACCAGTGGTGGCGACCCTATTGTCTCTGACACAGCCCCTGGTGTTCGATGTATTCCTTTTATTATTTCAAGAACCGAAGCATACATCGTTGTTCTTTCATCAAAACTTTCTTCCTCTGATTATAACCCCAACACACGCGGTGTGTACTTGTGGGATATTAATGATGAGTCCTTCGTGACTCTCACGAACAGTTACACATCTGCGGCGTATACGCAATTTTTTGGGTACAACTCCCAAGCACAATTAAATGAAGTACACTATGCGCAGTTTGGAAATGCTATGTTCTTTGCGCAAGGAAATAGAATTCCATGGGCTTTAGAAAAGCGGGGAAGTAGTTTTTTCTTTATGCCGTTTTGGGCATATGGTCGCTTAGGCGAGGGCGGCACTTTGGTGAATTCCGAAGTTGCAATCGCTTGGCCGTATCGCGATAGAAATACAAGTGCTACGACACTGACCGCGAACGTGGTAGCTGCAGCGACACTTAGCATGTCCGCAAATATCGGAAACGCCATGATTGGCTCTATGATTCGTGCGACTGGAGACTCGGATGTAACAACTGGTGCTGCGCTTGTGACAGCTGCGGGCGCTGGTGCTCCGCAATCTTTGACAGTATCCACACTGGTTAATTTCGAGGACACAAATGCAACGTCTAATTGGGCTTTATCATCTTGGAACAACACAGATGGATGGCCCCGCACAGTAACATTTTATGAAGGACGCATTTGGTACGGCGGAAGTGCGGTGTTCCCAAACACTTTTTGGTCATCCAGAGCCGGAAGCCTGGCTGACATGCGGCAATTACATTGGCAGCAAGACTCACCGAATACAGTTACAAACGACGACCCTTTCAGTGGAACGATTGCGTCCCCTGAATTAAACACAATTTCGTGGATGTCGGCTGGTAAGACACTTGCAATCGGTACTATCGGCAGAGAGCACTTGGCGTTTGGTCCCGACGTATCGGAAGTTATAGGTGCTTTAAATAGTACGTTCCCGGCTGAAAGTGCCGCTGGTGGAAAAGGCAGAGTGCCTGTTCGGCTTGATAATGCGGTTTTGTTTATTCAGAATTCGGGTAGACGAATACGCGAATTCTTATTCAACGATGCACAGAACTCGTACAAGGCCACAGACATAACTGTGTACGCTGAGCACATGTCTAGAAGAGTTACGGAAGATTTAGACTTAACCGACACGACTTATTTTCTTGAGCCAGAGATCGAGCAAATGGCTCTACAAAAATCTGACGACCAAGTTATCTGGTGTATAGATAGGAACGGCGGGCTGTTTGCGTTCACACGCGATACCGAGCGACAAGTAAATGCATTTCATTATCATAGAATTGGTGGGGTATGGAACGATGGATTACAGGACCGAGCGCCTTATGTTCTGTCTGTTTGTGTGGCTCCTAGTCCTAGCGGGGCTCATGACGATGTATACGTAGCTGTGCTGCGTACTGTGGATGGTAGTGATGTTGTGTACATGGAGAAAATGGGGCGGTCTTACGAGTTCGCTACACCTAACAACAACTCTACTGACCTGGACCGAAAAATGGTCTTTGCCGATAGCACTGTTCTTTTCTCAGGCAGCGCTGCTACTGCAATCACAGGACTCGGCCACTTAGAGGGTCAGGAAGTACACGCAATCGCTGACGGATTCTACAAAGGAACATTCACTGTAGCGTCTGGACAAATCACACTACCGATTGCAGCTGACAAAGTTGTTGTTGGTCTTGGGTATCGCTCGTACCTACGTCTTATGAATCTTAATCTTGGTTCCGTAATAGGAACAGCGCAGATGGCTCCTCGGTCAGTGAATTCACTCATGATACGTTTTGTGGGAACACTCGGAGCGAAATACGGGCCATCTCTCGACAGGCTTGATTCTGTTAATTTCCAGGACCCAAACCTCGCTATGAACACACCGTTGAATTTATTCACTGGGGATAAAAAAGTTACTTTTCAAGAGGGTTGGCAGGACAAGTTGAATATTCACATCGTTCAGGATTTACCACTGCCGATGCATGTTGACTGTGTTGTTGCTAAAGGAATTCTTAATGATTGAGGTGGTAACATTTCAACCTAAGCACACACTGCTTTTCAAAGCGTCTGCTATTTTCGACCATGATGATAGAGAACACTTTATGAACTATCCAACTCCCGGAGCCTATGGGCACACGCTTATAAAGCGCACGTCTAAGGGAACTCGCGTGGTTGGTTGTATGGGCGGGTATGAGCTGTGGAAGGGCGTCGCTGCTGTGTGGTGTCTCTTATCCGATGAGTTCAAACAGTCGCCCATCGCGATGACGAAGTACGCTCGGGAGTTCATGAGCGCGTACGAGAACGCATTAGACATCCACAGGCTACAAGCCTACGTCCGTGCCGATTCTATTGGTGCGATCAAATGGGCGGAGTCCTGTGGGTTTATCCGTGAGGGGCTTTTACGGAAGTATTCAAAAGATAAGAGTGACGTGTACATTATGGGGCGCGTGCGATGAACTGGCGTAAGTACACCCACGATGATTACGAAGTCATCGAAGAATGGTTTTTAGCGCATGGATGGCCAGAAGCCCCGGAGCCGCGCTATTTACCTACGACCGGAATCATTGTAGAAGATGACGATGGCGAATCAGTGGGTGTGGGGTTTTTGTATATCTCAAATTCTGAGTTAGGTTTTTTAGATTGGATAGCAACTAGGCCGGGGCTTGGTCGTAGGGGAATAAAGGTTATGGACTTTTTGATAGCGACAATTGTAGATGCTGCTAAGGGCGCTAAGGTGACTAGAGTTTTACACATGTCTAAGCCTAAATACACAAGAGTTTTTGAGAAACGATACAATTTCAAGCATGTTGAAACGCTTGCAATGTTAGTCGGAGGGATAGAGTAATGGCGGGGTTTACAGCGATTGCACTAACGAGCGCTTCACTTATCGGTGGCGGCGCTAAAATTATTGGTAATATTAAAGCTAACCACGCGCAAGCTGCCGCTGAGCGTGCGAATGCTCTTTGGTACGAGGAGCAAGCAGAGTTTGCTAGGCAGTCTACGCTACGCGAAGTTGATCTATATAAAAACGAAGCTGCGGATGTGGTTAGTTCCCAAGTAAGTGCAGTGGCGAAAAGTGGTTTAACAATGTCCGGCTCCGCCCTCGCGATTCTTGCAGACACGAAAGTCAAAGAACTCAGTGAAGTGGATGCTATTAAGAAAGACGGCGCGATGAAGTCGCGCGAAGCGCTCCTAAAAGCTGGTGCATCGAACGACCAGGCAGACAGATTGTCTAGTTTTTGGAATAATGCCCTGCCAGCAATTGGCGACGCCGCCCAGACTGGTGTAGGAATCTACACAGGATTGAGGAAAAAATAATGCCAGTTGTTCAAAAGCTAGGTCAACGAAATCGTTTACAAATTTCAAGCCCTGTTAGTATACAGAATTCTGGCAATGCTCGGGTAGCTGGGGAAGCACTTACAAGTATGGGGGCTGGCGTGGAACGCTCAGCAAACACACTCCAACAATTTTTTAAAGAAGCAGACGATACGGAAAAGAAAATCAAACTTGCCGCTATGACAGAAGTATTTTCTGCGCGCGCTCAAGATGCGTTGTTGAATACAAAAATTTCCGGTGCATCTGACGGTAAGGACCATTTGAGTATTTATGACAAGGGGTTCAACGACAGCATCACAGGGATGATTGACGGAATCAATGATACTGATTTCAAGGCGGAGGCACAAGTTGCCGCACAACGTGCGTGGACGAAGTACCGCGACAATGTCGTTAGTGGGGCTATGCAATCCAAGTTGAAGAACATGGCAGCACTTGAGCGTAAAACATTTGGGCAGAAGTTATCGAATGTTTCAAGTAACCCGTACAATGTGCTCGAAGATATTGAATCACACAAAACCAATATGAAGAATTACGACCAGGCGTATGATTCTGCAAGCCTGGAAGAACAGTCTCGCACTGATTCTAAACAGCTTGTGTTGACCGCACTGGACAGCCTAGCTTCTAAAGGTAAGTTCGACGATGCTGAACGATTACTCGCGGGCGGGGCGGCTGAATACGTCACAGACGACATCGTACAAATTAGACAGCGGCTCGATAACCAAAAAGAATCTTATGAAAATAGACAGCTTAAGAACCAGGATGAAGCGGACAAGAAACTTAAGAAGGCGACAGAGACTCGGCAGGACGAAACATTCGCTGATTTCTACACTAAGCTCAACAACCCAGACCTCACTCCCAATGACCGGGAGACTCTGCAAGCTCAAGTCAGTGAAGCGCAAGCAAAAGGTTTTCTCACTCCTACACAAATGGATGGCTTGCAACGTGAGAACAAAGAAGCAGTGGGCACTGGTTCCGACCGTGCTGCAAATAAGTATGTACAAGATATTGAGACAGGTAAGCTAGAGGGAATTTCGTCTCGCATTGTGAACGACCCCACATTGACGCGAGCACACCGTGAACATTTACTTTCAAAAGTGAAAGCAGAACGCGCGCGTGAAGCTAAAGGTGCTTCGGACCCGACGTACAAACGTGACGTAAAAATCGCTACGACTATGATTCAGTCTCAGAACGGTGGGATATTCAACGACATGGGGTCCATGTTAGTTCCAGCGAACAAGATAAATCAACAACTTCAAATGGAACGCGAGATGAACGACATGATTGACTCTGGTATGAAGCCCATTGACGCTGCAAAGAGGGTTATAAAAAACTATTACTCAGATAGGGCTGCGACAGATTTTATACCGTCGAGGATTGTTCCTATGGATGAACAAGATTCAATTGAAGATTTGGAGAGAAATCTCCCAAGGATAAAAAAAGAAATTTTCAAATTGCGTAAAAGTGGTACTAAAGAAGATACGGAATATGCTCTGAAAGTTTTAGAAATGTACGAGGCCCGTAAAAAAGTTTTGCAGTATCAGAAAAAGGAACTTCTAAATGGACAATAATGAATTACCAATAAGTGAAGGCGAGCAACTATTTGGCGGCAATCGCCGTGTTGCAAACTCGTCGCAAACTGCGGTTGATGACAAGCTCGCTCAAATGGGTTGGCTTGACGACGACGGTAACGAAGTCCCTGACGAAGTAGCTATGCCCGT